TCAACAACACACACAATCCATAAAACAACAACAACAAAACAGGCGCCCGGGGGCCGGGCGGCATCTTCACGCTCCAATGCGTGAAGTCGCCCCATCGCGGCGCCCAGTGGTACCGCCGGATCCCCTCTGCGGCGCGCCGTCGCCGCTTGCCGCGAAAATGTGGCTTGGTCATTTTGCGCAAACCCAAGCGACCGTATCGCGCGCGTTGCGCGACCAGAGCGATGCCCCATTGCACGCGCTGGTGTGCATCGAGCCAGGCGACGTTGCCGCGATTCAGTGGGTCGTCAACGACGCGATGTCCATGAAACACCAGCGCCGCCAGTAGTCGCCTGAGAAGATAGGACGAACTGCAATCGTGGCGGCTGAAATTACCGCGACCGAAAACGAAGTAGAAAGAGGCTAGCGTTCGCAAAAACGAGTATGTCCGCATGCTCGTTGACTTGGCTTATACCGCCGGCATGTGTTAGACGCGAGAGCCGATGGCAACGACACCGCTCTTCGATGCGACCAAGTCATCAGTGGAGGTCGGCGACAAAATCGACGAAAGCCGCGCCACGAACGAGCGCCCAGCGCCGATCCAGCCGCCGTCGCGTGGTGAAGAACTGCTGCGCTGGATCCTGCGGGAGGTTGCCGCACAGAATGATGCGCGCACGACGTTCGTCAACAACGCGCGCGAAGCCTATCGATTCGTTGCGGGAGATCAGTACGACGCCGAAACGCGCCGCGTCCTGCGCATGAATAAGCGCCCGGACACGGCGTTCAATTCGGTTCAAAAGTTTGTGCGCTATGTATCGGGGATCGAGCGTCGGGCCCCCCGCGCGCTTCGCTTCGAGCCAGCGATCATCGACAACTTGCAACAGCAGAGCTTCGGCGAATACCTGACGCAGGGTTACGAATGGGCGATGTCTCGTTGCGGGGGCTCCTACGAACGTTCGCGCGCATTCGAGGATCTGCTCATCACAGGTATCGGATGCACCGAGACGTACCTAGACAAGCAGCGCGACCCGCGCGGCCTGATCCAGCACGTGCGCATCTCGCCGATGGAGTGCATCTGGCCGGACTGCTCCGACGAGAACCTTCGCACCACCCGCTGGCGCGCCCGCGAGGCGGAGGTGGATAAGGCCGATGCGATTCGCCAATTCCCGAAGTACGCGGGATTGATCGAAGCAATAGGCGCGGCGCGGGAGCAGCGAGCCTTCCCGCCCGGGCCATCGCAAATCTGGTACACGGTGGACTACATCGAGACCGAGCCTATCGACAAAGCCCGCAGAGACCCGTCGTTGCGCAACAAGGTCAAGTTGATGCAGTTTCAATACGTATCCGACGAAGAGGGCCGCTCCTTTCGTGATCCGGTCACCGGCGAATACGTCTGGATGGACGAGGAGGAATTCCGCCGCTACGAGCGCGAGCTCCAGATCCTGTCGCCCAACGTGCGCATACTAGCCGAACGCGCCAATCACCGAGTCTATCGCAGCGCATACGTTCTCGATCGCCAGTACATGCTGGGGGATCCGAAGCGACTGCCCGGCGATCGCTTCACCCTCAACTTCATGACGGGCCACTACGACGAGGACTCTCGGCAATGGTATGGCTTCGTGCGCTTGCTGATGGATCCGCAGCGCTACGCGAACAAATTCTTCAATCAACTGATCGAGATTATCGCGGTGAGCGCCAAGGGGGGTGCCATCGTAGAAACCACCGCTTTCGACGACAATGCGCAGCGCGACGCCTTCAAGCAAACCTATAGCCAACCAGGGTCGGTGAACGAGGTCTCCCACGGCGCCCTAGCGGAAGGCCGCTTCAAGGAGAAGCAGGCCCCGAGCATTCCACCGGCGACGATGACGATGCTGGAGTGGTGCATCAGATCGATGGAGCAGGTCACCGGCCTATCGATGACGAGCCTTGGCTTGGAGAGCGCCAGTGGCGGGGAGATGCCGGCGCAGATGATGCGCCAGCGACAGCACATCAGCCAGGTCCTTCTCGCCCACGAGTTCGACTCGTTGTCTCGCTATCGAACCGAGGATGAAGCGAGGACCATCGCTGCCTTCCTGGGATTGATTGCCGATGGGCGCCTCATTCGCGTGGCTGGCGACTATGGCCCGGAAACGATCAAGCTGCTTCGGGAGCCGTTCTCCCTGGAGTACGATGTCATTATTGACGACACCGATCAGGACCCGATGCTGCGCCAGCAGTATTCGCAATTCCTAATGCAGATCGCTCCGCACTTGTCGCGCATGGGCATGTTCGTCCCATCGATGCTGAATTACTTGCCTTTCCCGGTGAAAGTCAGGCAGGAGATCATTCAGGGGATGATGGAGGAGCGCAAGCGCAACGAGATGGCGGCCCAGATGGGAATCAACCTGCACGGACGCGGGGCGCCGAAAGATCCGCGCGAGACGCAGGCCAAAATCGACAAGCTCAAGGCGCAAACGCAGCTAGAGATGGCGCGCACGGCGGAGATCGTTTCCGGGGCTCGCCGCGAAGATATGCGCGCTTCTACCGAAGCCAGAGAAGCGCAGCAGCGAGCAATTCTAGAAGCGACGCGCCAGGACATGGAGCGCAGCAAGGCGCAGGCCCAGCTGGTCACTGACCTGATGGAAATCATCACCAAGCACCAGGAGCGGCTGGCCAAGCAAAACAGCGGGAGGAACGATGGCTGATCCATTCGAGGAGATGGAGCGTGCAACGATGGATGAATTGGCGCAGCGTTTTCCGGCGCATTCGGCCGAGCTTACGCAGCGCGATTCACAACCGGAACCGGTGCAGCGCGAGGAAGCGCTCGACGTAGCCGATGGTGAATTGCCCGCGGCGCAACCGGCCGAGGGGGCAGAAGATCCAAGCAGCGCCGCAGGCGCAGCGCCGGAGCCGCCTGCGCCCGCCATGCCGCCGGCAACCGAGGCCGCCACGGGGCCGCAGGCAGAGCAGCAACAGCAGCAGCGGCCGTTGAGCTGGAAGCAGCTCCGAGAGATCGAGCGCCAGAAGAAAGCAGCCGAGCAGGAGCTCTTGGCCGAACGCGCCCGCGCCCTTGAGCTCGAACGAAGGCTTCAGGCGATTGAGCAAGAGCGGCTGGCTCGCGAGCAGCAGCCCGGCTGGCAGCAGGAGGCGGTCGAGGCGGATCCCATCGAGCAGCAAAACCAGCGCATCGCCCAACTCGAAGCGCAACTGGCTAGGCAAGCCGAAGAGGCGGCGCTTGCTCAGCAGGCCGCAGCGTTTACCCAGCAGCACCCAGATTATCCCCAGGCGTTCAATTTCTACGTCGAGCAGGAAACGCGACGGGCCCAAGAGAGCGGCGAGCTCGCCGACGCTGCGCTCAAGATCCGACAGAGGGTGCCGCAGATTGTCCGACAGGCCGCTGTACAGCATGGCATCACGGAGGACGAAGCTTCTCAACGCATCGCCTTTGAGGTGCTATTCGAGGAGCGCCGGCAAAGGCTCATCAATGGCGCGCGGGTTCTCGGCCGCAATCCCGCCGAGGTGGTTTACACGCAGGCGCAACTCATGGGCTGGAATGGGAACGGCAACGCGCGCAATGGAGCCGGCGCGGCCCCTGCCGCCGCTGTCTCGGCGGCCGAAAGGGTGCGCGCCGAGCAGGCCGCTACGGCGGCATCATCGGTGCAGGCCATGGCGCGCACAGGTAGCGCCCCGCCCCCGCGCATCCAGAGCCGCGCCGACCTGATGGCGATGGACCCAGAGGCGCGGGCGGAGTACATCGAGAAGATGGATCGCGCCGACCCAAATTGGCATACGCGCCTAGCGTAGCAGGGAGAAGGCCATGACGAAGCGCTGGATACTGACAGTCATTGCTCTGTCGTTCCTGGCAGGTGTAGCGCTAGCGCAAACCGCAACCGAAACCGAGGAACCAACGCAAACGCCGACCGATACACCGGAGCCGACAGAGACCCATACCCCGGCGCCGTCCCCCACGAACACGCCTACAAATACCATCCCCAATTCGCCCACGCGCACGCCAACCATCACTCAAACGTCCGCGCCAACGTTCAGTCATACCAGCACCCGCAGCCCAACCCGAACACCAACCTTCACATTTACCAATAGCCCGACGCGAACACCCACCCCGACCCAAACGCGCACGCATACGGCGGCCGTGCCGGCGACCGCTACGACAACCCCAACCCCCACTTGCCCGCCCGCCAACGACCGCCGCGGGCGCCCGAACCTGACCCTCTGCAACGCGCCGTGCCTGAGCACACCGACGCCCATGGCGTTCGGGACGCCGGTGCCCGCCTTCAATGATCTATTCGGCCGCGTCAAGACCGGCACTTGCCAATCCACCGGGACGGCGCAGGTGCAATTTTTCTGCTACGCGCACGCCGGTCCGTGGCAAGGGACGCCGATTCCGGTCACTACTCCGATTTCATGCCCGGGCAGTGCGACATGGGAAGGGACTTTCGAGCTATGCTTCGGAAAAGTGTCGTCGTGCGCGGGCTCGGCAACAACCAATGCGTGGGTAGATCGGCTTCCGGACGCGGTGGCTCCGGTTGCTCCGTAAAGCAAGGGACGAAAGGAGAAGGCAATGGCAGCAGAAGGACCCGGGATGCACTTAGTGACAGTGCCGGACGAGAACCAGATCGAAACGCACTACTTCATCCAACCACAGAATACGTTCTACCTCCGGGCGAGGCATCATCCTGATTATCTCAATGATCCCGACGTGCGGGATATCGAGATCAAGTTCACGGATGGCTCGACGCTTTCGTTCTTGGGAAAAGCGGGAGAGTAGCCGAAAAGAGGTGACGAGATGACCCTGCGCCAGTGTGTCGTTGGCTTGACCGGTGCCGCGCTGTTCCTGCCGGCGACCCTGGTGCAGGGTCAGCCACTGACGGTCCCGGAGATCGCTGGACAGTTGCGGAGCCTCGCGGCGCGCTTGGACAACATCGACTGTCTTGGCGTAGACCACAGCCTGTTGCTAGACTACTCGCTAACGGCAGCCGTTGCCGGCGCGCACAATATCGAGTTTGGTCCTGCGGGCGGCACGTTCCATCGCCGCGGGCCGTCGTGGCTCAGGGTGCCTGCGCCAACGCTGGAGCCGCCGTTCACGGTACAGTTTCGCGTCGCGCTGGGATCGCTGGCATCCTCGACGCAGGTGCTGTTCTATCTCGGCGGCGAGTCGCCACTGCTGCCGCGCTTCTCGATCGGCGTGACCATGCGCCAGTGGCCACGTGTGGTCAACGTGATTGCGCAGGCGAACGTCGGTTCCGTGCCGCCGACGCAGCCGGTGAATCCAGTGGACAACATGAACGAGACTGTATTCACGTTCTTCGAGTGGCCACTGGACGCAGAGAAGATCATCGCCGTCACGGTGGACGGCCTCGATCTGCGGCTGTACGTCAACGGCGTCCTGATGCGCCGCAAGCAGATGGCCGCGCAGCTCAGCCCGATCACCCGAGATCAGGTGATCTACGTCGGAGCCGAGCCGCCAACGCAGGGCGGTCCCTACGACCCCTTCTTCGGGCGGATGCGTGACGTGCGCGTGTGGAGCCGCGCCCTCAGCGAGCTGGAGCTCGGTGGGTTATGAGACGGCTGATCGTGGCGCTCGGTGCGCTGTTAGCGAACACTGCCGCTGCGGTGACGGTTAGCATTGACCCAGCGACGCAGACCCTAGCCCTGGGTGGCTCAGCGAACGTATCCGTGCGGGTCGATGATTCCAGCACGATCAACGCTTACGATCTGGGATTGAGCTACGACATTTCGATTGTCTCCGTTGGTACGGTCCTGATTGGCTCTGACGCCAGTAGCGCCGGGTGTTTGTTCTCGGCGAATACGCTAGTCGCGGGAAAGATCTGCATTGCGATTGCTTGCGTGACGCCGATCAACGTACCCAATGCCGAGCTGGCCGTTGTGTCGTTTAATGGAGATAACATTGGCGTTAGCCCCGTGGAGTTCGACGCTAGTGGTTGCTCTCCGCCTGTCTCGGGTGGCTGCGTGCTAGAGGACTCCGGCGGCCCCGTGTCGTGCTCCACGGAGGACGGCTCCATCACGGTCGCAGCGGCCACGCCGACCCAGACGCCGAATAGTTGCTGCGAGGACACCGAAGGAAACTGCGCGCAGCTTACGGAGTCCCTTTGCGATTCCGTTGGCGGAACGTTTTTTCCTAATGCGCTTTGCAATGCTGAAGGCGGGGTGGGTCCGGGGAATTGCGTGACGTTGACGCCGTCGCCTCTGCCGACGCAGACGCCAACGCCAACGCCGCTGCCGGCATATGGCTGTTGCCAGGGGGAAGGGGCCTGCTCGCCGATGGGGCCGGGCGATAATTGCGCTCCGCCGGGGGTGTTTCATGTAAACGAAACTTGCGTCGGGGATACTTGCGTCGCTGGATCTGGATGCTGCCAGCGGGAAGTATCTTGTGAGGACCTATCCGGGCCTGATGGATGCCTCCCGGGTAGCGACTGGCTCCTCGGCGCTCAGTGCTCCGAGCTGCTTGGGGCGTGCGTAGCGTCACCAGAAGTCGGTTGCTGCGCTGGGGATTTCGGCGACGGCGCGACGTGCGTCGGGAGCAACCAGACGATTATCGACGAAGCGACGTGCGACGCTTCTGGTGGCACGTGGCATGCGGGAGAAGCTTGCATCGGCGCCCCACTCGAACCCGGTAGCTCCTGCGGCGAGGCGCCGACCGCCACGTCGACCCCAGCCGCGTCTGCAACCAACACGCCTACGAATACGATCACTAGGACACCTACGCTGACACCGACGCGAACACCCACCCCGACCCAAACGCGCACGCATACGGCGGCCGTGCCGGCGACCGCTACGACAACCCCAACCCCCACTTGCCCGCCCGCCAACGACCGCCGCGGGCGCCCGAACCTGACCCTCTGCAACGCGCCGTGCCTGAGCACACCGACGCCCATGGCGTTCGGGACGCCGGTGCCCGGATATAGTGACACGTTTGGCGACGTAAAAACCGGGACTTGTCAAAATTTTGGTTCGGGCGCGGCGCAAGTGCAGTTCTTCTGTTACGCCCACAGCGGGCCGTGGCAGGGAACGCCGATACCAGTAAGCTCTCCGATTTCATGTCCGGGCGCAGCGACGTGGCTAGGAGACTACGAATCGTGTTTTGGGCAAGTTGCCAACTGTAGTGGCGATGCCGCCACTACCGCGTGGATAGACCGCGTTCCGGATGCGAAAGCGCGCATAGCGCCTTAGCGCCGACAGGATGCTATGCTCGGCGACCCCCCCCACGAAAGACCGGGCGTAGCGCAAGCGTGGCGCCCCACGCCGCCCAGCGCTCGGGGCGCCACGCGCCAACTTAAGTTGACAAATCGCGCCGCCGTGCGGTAGTAGGAATCAATCAGCGGTGCGTGGCGCTGCCCAAATCCACGCTTTCGGGGATCCGCCGGCCCCGGTGAGCAAGCGGCGGCGCTGACATAGACAGCGAAAACAACCATGCGCGAGGCCAGGTGGGCTGCCTCTCCCGATCAAAGCCTACACGGGGACATCGCGACCCGGCGAGCGCGATGATGTGCAGGCGAGTCGCGGGCCTGAATTGACGCCGCGACGCAACGGTTAATTTCAGGGAGAACATGGCGCATGGAAACCGTCGTTCCAGCGAATGACCCGACCGCTGTTGTCATTTACAGCCATCGGGTGTTTTTTCAGGCCCTGCGGTCATGCACCGCTGCCAAGCTCATGGCGGTGGGGCTGAACGCCAGGGATCAATCGAACTTCGTTCAGTATTTCGACGAACCCAGTAAGGGCCCCGGCGATCAGGTAAAGTATGATCTGATTACCAATCCGCAGGGCCCCGGTGTTCTCGGCGATGCTCCGATCGCCGGGCAGGAAGTGCCGTACAGCTACTTCCAGGATCAATGTGGTCCCTACGTCGGGTAACCGGCGTGAGCAAACAACGTGAACTGCTGGGACGCCTGACCGTGTGGTGATATTAAAACCAAAACCATGAACGAAGGTAATCAGCAGCCAAGCCAGATGAGCAATCGACTCTGCAAAGACTGTGGCGAAACCAAATCACTCGTCGACTTCCCAATGGTCGATCGAGAGAAGCCGCATATCCGCCGACACTTCTGCAAGCCCTGCAATGCCGCACGAACCGAACGGTGGCGCCAAGCAAATTACGAACGCTGGAGATCACTCACACGCAAACACGCCGAGACTAGGACCAAGCCGAAGTATCGTATCCTTCGGCGTGCCATCGTTGCTGCTTACGGTGGTGGATGTTCTTGCTGTAGTGAGCGGACTACTCAATTTCTTGCCATCGATCATGTCAACAACGATGGTGGCAAGGCGCGTGGAGCGCAGCACCCACACAGCGGACTACCGTTCCTTCTGTGGATCATCGACAACAACTTCCCGGATACTCTCCGGGTGCTTTGCCACAACTGCAATATGGGGCGTCAGTTTAACGGTGGAATTTGTCCTCATCTGGAAGGTTCAGAGGCCATCCCGAAAGGGAGTACGGTGAAAGCGACTGTCACCGGAAGCGCGTTGCGTCCTCGTTCTGTGGACGATGATATGGTCCGTTCTCAGCAGAAATGTTGAGCTGCTTCATGAAAAGAAGCGGGTGTCCGTTGGCGACGGGCGCTGAACAGTAAAGACATTGGTAATCAATCAACAGCGGCAGGCGATGCTCCTCGTTGGCCGCATGTCGCAGCAGAGAGTTCCCTATTCGATGCGCGATGCGGCCAAGACCGGTCTGGCCAACTGGTGGAAAGACATGATGGACGTTGGCCTTCTCAACCAGCTGGCCGGCAACACTGCACAGACCAACGTCGCCTACACCGGGCTCCAGGCGCCGGTTGCGCCCGACGCGGATCACTGGATTCTCGCTGGCGGCGCCGCCAATGAAGCCGCCCTTACGAGCGCCGATGTGTTTTCGGTGGACCTGATTCCGGCCATCGTCGCCAAGGCGCAGGGCGAGCTGATCTTCCCCATCAAGCCGGTGTTGATCAAGGGCATCGAGGTGGCAGGCGTGCTGTTCCTGACGGCGCAGCAGGTGCGCGATCTCAAAACGAACTACACGCAGGGCGAGTGGGGTGACATCTATCGAGCCGCATTGCAGGGCGGACAAGTCACCGGCAATCCGATTTTCACCGGGGCCATCGGGATGATCAACAACGTCGTGCTGCACCAGGACACGCGCTGCCCGTGGGGGGATAGCTCGCAGAACATGGTGCTCGATCCCCTGAGCGGAACGATGGTGGCTGCACCGACGTGCCTCGGCGCGCCGGCGGCGGGAACCACCAATGTTGGTCGCGCCGTTTTCGTCGGCGCCCAAGCCGCGGCTCTTGCCTGCGGCGCGGACAAGGCACAAAGCGGCGAAGCCCTGAAGGTGAACTGGTACGAAGAGCTCCTCGATGCCGGCAATCAGCTGCGAATCACCGCCGGCATGATCTGGGGCTTGAAAAAGACCCGGTTTAACAACCAGGACTTTGGCACCATCGTCGTATCGACCTGGAACGCTCCGTCGTGATAGAGGGGCGCAAGGGGAGGACTAGACATGCCCACGGTTTATTACTCGGATAATTACAAAACCGAGCCCATGTGCGAGGCGCCCGGCGCCGGGATCGTCGTGGCTCGAACCTTCATTTTCACCCTGACCGCGGCGCTTGCGCTAGACGACCAAATCCTGCTCATGCCGCTACAGGGGAAGAATCTGCCGGGGTTCACCCTGCTGGGATTCGCCATCGAC